CGCTTGCATTATTCACAAAAACTAGAATTTAATTTATTAGCCAAAGTATTTGGAGAGTTTTTACCGCCTAGCTATCCGTATATGACTGGCAGCGGGCCACAAGAAATCAAAGGCGCAGACTTTGATGCGCGAGTTGATATCGTACCGGTATCAGATCCAAATATTTTTTCACAATCGCAAAGAATTACGATGGCACAAGAGCTATTAGCGATGGTGCAATCAAATCCAGAAATACATGGCCCACAAGGTATTTATGAGGCTTATACTAGAATGTACGCGGCGCTTGGAGTGGACAATGTGGATTCTCTTCTGCAACCCCCACCACCTCCACCGCCGCCACCTCCTCCAGTAGATGCAGGTTTAGAAAACAGCGATTTGTTGATGGGACAGCCTGCAATAGCGTTTGCGCCACAGAATCACCAAGCTCACGTTGACGCGCACAGATCTTTGTTTTTAACAGATGTAGTCAAACAAAATCCTGCACTACAAGGTAGTATCATGTCGCACATGATGCAACACCTACAGTTTTTAGCAAGTGAATTAGCGCAACAACAAATGCCGCCAGAGGTCATGCAACAAATGTCGCAACTGCAACAAGCTGTAGACTCTGGACAGGCAGATCCACAGTCGATACAACCAATGATGCAAGAGTTGCAAATGATCAGCGATAAGATATCAGCACCTATACTTGCACAGCTAACACAAGATTTGTTGTTATCTATTGGTCAAGGCACTGATGAAGACCCGTTAGTTCAAATACGACAACAAGAATTAGAACTGCGTAAAGCAGAATTAGATGAAGATAATAGACAATTTGATGAGCGCGAAAATACACGACGCGAGGGTCAATTGTTAGAGAACGAGATAGCTAAACAAAGAATTGCTACAACAAAGCAAGTAGCCGATGACAAACTTGATTTGGCGATTGCCCGTTTACAGCAACAAGCGGACATCAAGCTATCAGAAATGCAAGCTAAATTTGGAGGTCAACGATGACAACATCATATAAGTTAGATGCCATAAAGCAATTACGTGCTCAAAAAAAACTTGAAAGAGAGTTAGAAGCAGTAGCGACAGAAAAAAACCGTAAGGAAAAAGAGGCGGCTCATCAAGCAAACATGAATAGAATCGCTCGCAAGATGCATAAGATTGAAACTGGAGAAGAATTACCTACTCCAGAAGTGAAGGAGACACCAAAACCAAAACCAGTAAAGGAGAAGACAGATGCCACTACAAAAAGGCAAAAGCCAAAAAACGATAAACAAAAACATAAGCAAGCTAAAAAAAGAGGGCCGAAACCAAAAGCAAGCAGTAGCAATCGCTCTAAATAAAGCGCAAAGCATGAAAGCCGGTGGCGCTGTATACAAGCGTGTGAAAAAAACTGTGCGTGGCGGTGGCGCGGCAACTAAGGGACTTGGTTACCACGAGCTTGTTTAATGGAAGATTTAGATTTAGCGGAAACGATAAAGAAAAATATCGAGGATCGACGTGAACTTATAAAAAATACGTTGATGAACGGTATGTTAAAAGATGTCGAACATTATAAATATTTGCAAGGCGAGCTAAATAGTTTATTATATATAGAACAAACTATGAAAGACTATTACAAAAGGAACTCGCAGTGACAGAAGAATCAGCGGTAGACTATCTACCACAACCAACAGGTTGGCGCATTTTAGTTTTACCTTACACGATGAATGACAAAACTAAAGGCGGTATTGCACTAACAAAAGAGACTTTAGATAGAGAGGCTTTGGCTACCGTGGTAGCAAAAGTGATACGTAAGGGGCCACTTTGTTATAACGTAGAAGAGAAATATGGCGGTAAGCACTGGTGTGAAGAGGGTGATTATATCGCTATTGGTAGATACGCAGGTGCAAGATTTAAAATCAAAATGTTTGATGATAAAGGCGATGAGTCAATCTGTGAATGTCGCATCATCAATGATGACGAAGTTATAGCAACCATTAAAGATCCAGAAGATATAGTAGGTTTCGCATGATAGAAAATACAGCGCAGGAAGCAGAAAACAAAACACCCGAAGAAGAAATAGCGGTCGAGGTTACGGACGATAGTCCTGCGCCGCAACAAGCAGAGGGAGATGGTGATGAACTTGAAAAGTACACTAAGGGCGTTTCTAAAAGGATTAACAAGCTTAATGCCAAAACGAGGGCGGCAGAGGAAAGAGCGGCTCAACTCGAAAGGCTTGCGATGGAAAAAGAGAAGGAGCTCCAACAATACAGAGCTTATTCTCAACAACAGTCATCTGCAATATTGGCAAAAGAGGAGGAGGCTCTCAATGCAAAAAGCGCACAGGTCGATGATATCTACCGTAAGGCCGTAGAGAGTGGCGACCCAGACTTGATGTCAAAAGCCGATAGTCTTAAAAATGACATCAGCATACAGAAAGAAAAATTAAGAGTTGCAAAAACTAGGCAACCTCAACAGCAAGAAAATTATCAACCATATCAAGAACAACGGGCACAACAGCCACAGCAACAACCAGAACAACCTATTGAACCAACAGAGCAAGCAAAAAAATGGCACTCTAAAAATTCTTGGTACGGTAACGCTGAAGACGAAGAGCATACGCAAGCGACACAGTTCGCTTATTTCACTCACTTTAATTTAATTAACGAAGGTTTTGAACCTGATAGCGAAGAATATTACGAAGCACTAGATTCTCGCGTCAAAAAAGTTTATCCTAATCTAGTAAGCGAGGACAATCTCGCCGAAGGAGAAAATGTCGGAGCAAAAGAAGAGCGACCCGCCGTGCAAAGAGTCGCATCTACCACTACTAGTGGTCGGCAGCAAACACGAGGCAAATCGAACGGAGTGAAGTTTACAAAGTCCGAAGTCGAGCGCCTTAGAGGTCTTAAGCCGCATAATATGTCAGAAGAACAATGGCTGAAAGTTGTGGCAAAAGAGAAGCAAAAGATAGCTCAAAGAGAGGCAAGATAATGGCAGAAAACTCAGTACGTTCATCGCGTGAAAGCCGACAACACGATAAACAAGTAAGGCGAAAACCGTGGTCACCAGTGCGAAAGCTTGATACGCCACCTGCACCTCCTGGTTACACCTATCGGTGGATAAGGGAGTCAATGCTAGGACAGGAGGATAGAGCGAACGTCTCACGAAGGATTAGGGAAGGTTGGGAGCTTGTAAGAGCAGAAGACTTACCACCGGAGTGGGGACAAACTCTACCAACTATGGACAGCGAAGGCAGACACTCTGGTGTGGTATATAATGAGGGTCTACTCCTCGCGAAAATACCTAACGAGACGGTCGCTGAGAGAAACGCTTACTACAGTGATAAAACTGAGCAAGCAAAAGATGCATTGGATAACACAATGTTTAATGAAACACGAGGCGACTCCAGATACGTTAAGTATGATCCGAAGAGAGACACAAAGGTAACTTTCGGAAAACAATAAGGAGTCCAACATGGCTAATAAAGATGCCGCGTTTGGGATGAAGCCAGTCAAAATGATTGGTGGTGCGCCTTACTCTGGAGGTCAGAGCCGATATCGTATAGCCGCAAACTATGGAACGTCAATATTTCAAGGCGACATGGTTGCTCAGGTAACTGGCGGTGGTATCGAGGTGCACGCTGATGGTGGCACAGTCCCAATAGTAGGAGTTTTCAATGGATGCCAATTCACTGATCCTACAACAAAAGAGCAAGTTTTTAGTAATCATTACCCTGCGTCAACAAACGCTAGTGATATCATTGCATTTGTAATTGACGATCCTATGGTCGTTTTTGAAATTCAATGTAACGCCGCGTTCCCTGTCGCAGATCTATTCGGCAATTTCGACATTGTTTACACAACCGCAGGAAGCACCGTAACTGGTATTTCTGGAGCGGAGCTTAATGTATCAGATGGCGCAACAGGAACTAGTCTTGCTGTTAAAGTCATCGACATAAGTGAAGATCCAGAAAACAGCGATGTTTCTTCTGATTCGACCAATGTCTATTGTGTAATTCAAAATCACGTATTTGGCGTTAAAGGCGCCGGATTAGCATAAGGAGGCTAACAGATGGCAATTTCAAGAGCACAACTCGCTAAAGAGTTAGAGCCTGGCCTCAATAGCCTTTTTGGTATGAGCTATGACTCGTATGATCGAGAGTACGAAGAGATCTTCTCTATCGAAGATTCTCAGAGAGCTTTCGAAGAAGAGGTTTTGATAACAGGATTTGGTTCTGCGCCAACTAAAACAGAAGGTGCAGGTGTAGTATTTGACAATGCAAGCGAAGGCTTTACAGCACGTTATACACACGACACTGTAGCATTAGCATTTGCTTTGACTGAGGAGGCTGTAGAAGATAACTTGTATGACTCTTTAGGAAAGCGATATGTTAAGGCGTTAGCGCGATCTATGGCTAACACTAAAGAAGTGAAGGGTGCAGACGTACTTAACAACGCTTTCTCTTCAAGCTTTTTAGGCGGAGACGGTAAGAGTCTTATCGCTACTGACCACCCACTTGCCGGTGGTGGTTCAGCCGCTAACAGAGCTACAACTATGGCAGATCTTAACGAAACGTCTTTGGAAGATTCATTAATTGATATATCAACTTTCACAGATGACAGAGGTCTAACCATTAGTGTACAGGCGACTAAGATTGTTGTTCCACCGCAGTTGGTATTCGTAGCTGACCGTATCTTGAACTCAACATTGCGTT